AGAAATATTCACAGGAAGTATACAAGGTTTCACCCTTCTCAAAGAATTCGTTAATTAATGAAATTTCATTTGGGTATCTATACGTCCACAACATAAAACTTGCCAACAAGACATCCATATCATTTCCATTTTCATCTTTAATTATTCCTAAATAGCCCTCTTTTTCAGAAACACCTATAGCGTGTGTGCCTGTTAAAACACAGTTATCCCCATCTCTAGTTTTTCCTAAAAATTCTTCGTGTGAACCAAACGAATCATTTGGATTTTCATAATCAGTAGACTCATTATATTTACACAAAAGAGGTTTAAATTTAAGGGTGTGAGCAGAGTTTAAGCAAACATCCTTTGGAACAAGTTGTCTATTTCCACTTACATTAAAATCTATGATACTAAAAACTGCATTGACTAAAGTATCATCAACTTTTCCTTCTGAGTTATATACTTTCTTTAGCTTCTCTAATTTTAATGTGCAAATTCCCTTTTTCATATTTTCTAATTCCAACAATCTCACCTCCTTTAATCAGTATTCTTAATTAATTAATTGGCTTTCTAATATTAATCCTGTGTTTGCAAGATCAGAGTACCAAATCTCTAATAATTTAATATTGCTTTCTTTGGCAAAATTTCTTTTTCGTTTATCATGCTCCTGCTGCTTTTTAAATCTTTTTTCGGCTATATCCACACCCTCGCTACAGAAATCTACTGGTTTTTCATGTTGTTCACCTTGATATTCTATGAGTAGATTATAGTTTGGCAAATAAAAATCATAGGAAAGATTCCCTTTGTTTTGTCCAACCAACCCGTCAAATTCCTTTTGAGACACATAATTAATGTCGTTGTTTTTCAAATATTCTTCAATTTTTCTTTCGCCTTTTGACTTATTGCAATTTGGACATCTACTACCTTGTAGAAAATTGCCAATCGATACTCTCCACTCATGCCCACATGCATTATGTCGCATCAGAATTTTTGAACTGGCTTTTTTATATTCTTCTAAAACACTATATTCTTCGCCTACTAATTCAAAAATTTGGGTTTCGAATTCTTCAGGCGTTCTATATCTTCCTGAGCATCTCGGACACCTTGTTCCATTATTTAAAAAATCATTCGGAGACATTTTAAATTTATAATTTTTGCATTTTAAGTGATTATGTTGAAATAATATTTTTGTCATAGAATTAACATAATTACCCAATACTGTATACTCGTTTTGTACCTTTGAGTACACCTCTTTTTTAAACTGCTCTGTTGTTTTTCGCATAAGCCCACTACATTTTGGACATCCTGACCCTTTCAGAATATTATCTGGCTTTGCAACCCAAACATGTCCATCTATTTTACATTTAAATTCTATTTTAGTACAAACATTTACATAGTTGCCTATTACTTCAATATTAGGATTTATTATTTTTATTTCTTGAACAAACTCTTCATGATTTCTGCGATATTTTTTACCACATTTAGGACAGCCACTACCACAAACGAGATTGTTGGGTTTAGCATCCCAGAAACAACCGTCAATTTTACATCTGCATGTTATATGTTTCTTATTCCCCTTGTATTCTCCGATTATTTCAATGTTTGAATTGATAACTTTCATTTCTTCGACAAACTCTTTGGTCGTCTTTTTTCTTCCCATGCTTCTTCCTTCTTTCACTTAATATTTTTAATTATTAATCAACAAAGAGAAGATATAGTTTCATCTTCTCTTTGTTTGGAATATTTATTTGTTTTTACTTAGCCATTCTGTATATATCGGGTTGCTCTGTTGTTTATCAAATACAAAATAAACCATTTTACTATTAGGATTTTCTTTGGGTGGAGATAATGGAGTTAAACCTTTTCTAATATAAAAATATGCCTGTTCAAGATTATAAATGTAAATTAAATCCTTATTATTCAATTAATATTTCTCCTTTATATTCACTAACTACTTGGCAGATTATTTCCATCGGCAGTTTTAGATTTAATTGTATTTTCATTTGTTGGATTATCATTTGTTGGAGCACCCGAACCATTAGCCGTGCCGCCAGCAATGACATTGGATGTTAAGGGTGGAATCACCTTGTCTCGAAGCTTCAATTCCTCAATTTCAAAAAGCGTATTATCAATATACGTACCGTAATCTACCCCTTGAATCATATCAACTATCGGTTTGAGAGCCATACCTTCGGAATGCAATTTCATAAGCGTATCAAGTTTCTCTTTGCTTGTTAATGGTGTCTCTTTATCAAATTCAATAAAGTAATTATCCTTGACGTTGTTAGGCAACATCAATCTAAACATTTTATTAAATACGTCTTCTACTCCTTCAAGCATCACGCCTATTCTTTTATAAAGCATATCAAGATTAAGTTTAGATGAAGCAAAGTTTGATCCTGTGCCATTCGTCAAGGCGGTTGAAACACCTACAGCGTTTGATATATCATTATTGACACCTTCAAACTTATCTTTCTTCAGCGCATCTAATCCTTGTACATCCCCAAAAGTTATATCTGTGTATTCAGGCAACGCTATTACAGGAATGTTATTATCCTTTAGATTTTCAGTTAGTGCCTGTTTTACTCTTGCAACGATCTTCTTTTTCAGATTGTTGTTCAATTTCATATTTGCATATTCGGGTACTTTTTCACTACCTATTTTCAATACAACAATGTTCTTTATAACTTTTTCAGCTATGGTCTTTTCGAGATTCTTTAATGTCTGTTTGTGAAGTTTATCAAACAACGATTGTGTACCATTAGGCATACCCAATCTCTGATTTCTAAATAGCGTATTAATTCTTAAACAAGTTGTCCTATCCGTAGGTAATTCAACATACCTATTATTAACGGTGTCTTTATCATATTCGTCTAAATGTTCCTGAGTTACATATGGTTTTAAGTTGTTGAAATATGATTCTTTTTCCTCTTGTATCATATTTTTAAACCAAGACATGTCAACTACACATACCCACTCACCATTTTTTCTATATTTAGGGAATACATATTTTAACTCATCGAATACAAACAAATAAGGGTTTTTCTTATCTCCTAGCCACATACTGACTACTGTTCCTGTTACACATTCCTGAGATAGTAAATCCCTTATTAAAGATTTATATTTGATTTTGTACATTGTTTTATTGCATAATGATAAATTCTTCTCATATGAAGTTGAAGTATCAAACACATTTATTTTATAATTTAATGTAGGCAATATCTGTATAAGATTATATAACTGATATATGTCTCCATCTGAAATATAATAATATGTCATAAGACTAGATATTTCATTATAATAAACATCGGGGTTAGAAAAATATTTTTGTAGTTTTTCTTCGGTTATTGTTTTAATCTGTCCCGAACCGAATGCTTTTGTGACAAACCCATCTATGTAATTCATAACGTAATCTTCATAGGTATTTGCAGATTTCAATGCTTCTGTTTCAGGATTTACTTGTGTAATAGGAGTTTTTCTTGGTCTTCCTCTTTGTGCCATATTGAGTTATTCCCCCTTTCATAATTATTTTTGTTTCTTAAAAATATACAACCTCGTCTGCATCATCATATGAATCAGTGTATAAGTCTTTTCTATTTTTCTCTTCTGCTTCCAACACTACTGAAAGTCCATACATAAGCGAAGTTGCTCTATCTCGCTTAGTACCTTTGTCGATTCTTTCATAGATAATATTATTAAAGGATGATTCGGACTGTCTTATGTTCGATAATTCCATAATGAGAAAGTCTGCTTGCTTGAACATTTGCCATTCTTCCAATGTAATTTCGCCATTCTTTTGTTTTTCCATTAGATCAACAGAATCTTTCAATATCCTTAAAGTACCGTTTTCAAAACACGCCTTCATATATGTGTACATTGTGTTATTACTTGCATTTGTTGCTGCTATACCTCTTATTATTGGTTTTGCGTTTTTTAATTTCTTGCCTTCGTCATCATCATCTAATACCAAAGGTGGATACTCAATAGTCTCCCCTGTTTTCGGATTTGTATAGTCCCATGATTCATAGAACAAAGAAGGTAAAGCTTCTCCATTGCCTCTCATATCTATTGTTATTTTTTCGGAATTAGGAAAATGAATGTGATACAATTCTCTTAAAAATTCTCTTTGTTCGGGCAAACTTAACCCACTATGAGTTTTCGTATAAATTACATCCTTAGTATATGTTCCGTTTGCTCTTTGTTTTAATTTAATTACATGGGTACAAGCATTATCGGAATCGGAAGCATCACTAATTGCAACGTCATGGGTTATAATATAAGATGAATTAGATTTTCTAGGTTGTGTTAATTCACATTTATCCAATATTCTGCTTGGGTTGGTCAATTCATAAGGATAATAAGAATCTCCACTTGAACCAACAAACACCCCGTCATACTCGTACACAAATTCCTCGTTTGTCATATTAGGTTTATTTTTTTCGTCTAATATATCGTCTTCATCAAATATTCCTGATTCAACTCCGACATGCCAATCGAGCGAACATACAAAGTAATTTTTTGCCCCACCTTCCATTTTGTCGCAAAAATATTTAAAACGTTTATATAAATCACTTGTCTTTAAATAGGCTGAAGATATATATATTACCTTGCCCTTTTCCATCATGCCATGTGTTATTGCTACTGGTCTTTTTGTTTTAGTCATAGGCACAAGTATTGTGTTTATTATACTGTCTTGAACAAGTCTAGCCTCGTCAATAAGCAAGTAATTAAATCTCCATGATCTTGCCCCGTCTCCATTGTTTCTGCCTAACACTATCGCACGTATCTCAGAGCCATTTTTAAAGTTTACAACACAATCATCTGATCCTGTTTTTATAGGAAAATTTATTTCTCTTGCTATAGCAGGGTTGTTGGCTAATTCACCTTTTATCTTCTGTATAATTACGTTCCTAGCCTGACTTCCTTGCCCTGATGCAATTCCACATTTTAGCCCTTTATATAAAATACAGGAAGCTACAAAGAACACTGCTGACAACCAAGACTTACCAAGTCCACGGCAGCAGATCAAAAGCACGTATTGGTTTCTTGACATAGCTCTCAAAATCAATCTTTGGAATAAATATAGTTTTAATCCTAATACTTCTATGCAGAACTTATCTATGTATTTTCTATAATATACAATGAATTTAATCCATTCTTCCTCGGTTAAATTATCTTTTTTATCCTTTATCGGGTCATAGCTGTTTGGATTGTCAACATTATCGTAGCTTCCCTCTTTGATTTTCCTACTGCTATGACTAAAATTCTTATGACTCGCCATTTATTTCACTTCCTTATAATGACTTTCTTATGTTTGCAAATTGCTTCAATAAATGGTCTAGCTCGTCTTCGGGGAACTCTTCGGTGTCATATATCCATTGTTTGCTTTCAATCTTATCTACAACCTGACTTATTCCTGATATACCTGCGTCATTAGCTCCTCTTGTATTCTCACTAAACTGAGCAGACTTTGAAAGTGTATCGAAAATAGATTGTAAATCTTTATACCTTTTATCAGCTCCACTAACGCCTTGAATCATAGCCTCATATGCTTTATCTGTTGCTAAAGATGCTTTTGCTATTTTCCTTGCGTAATCCATATGATTAGTTGTTATAATATTAAAATCACTCTGTAGTTTTGACAGGTAATCATTTAAATAATCTGAATCTGCATATGAGTAAGTTCCCATCCATTCTAAATTGTAAACTTTTTCATCTTTGTTTATTGCTGCTTTAACTCTATCAGGGGCAACTTCGTCATCAACTTCCCCGTCAGTCCATACAAGGTCTGTTGGTTGAAATTTATTTTGTAAATTGAGTTGCCTTATATAATAACCCAATGTTCTATTATCTTTCTTCATGGCTTCTTCATAGATTTTTTGATAAAAAGGCATGTTTAAATAGTCTCTCAACACTTCACGGAACTTATCTCTACTTGGCATACCGTTCTCATCGAAACATAGCCCCTCAAGACACTCTTTGCACCAATAGCACTTACCATAATATATTTCAAATCTTGGATCGTTTGAGTTATAAAAACCTCTTCCTATATTTTTTGCTTTTCCACATATAGGACAGGTTATTTTTGTATCGTCCTTTTTTACGTTTTTAGCTACTTTAGCCATAGTTTATTTTCACTTCCTTATTGGATTTTTGAGTCCAAACCAAAGCAAATCGACAATCAGTATTAGATTATCGATTTGCTCAATTTAGATTCAAATTATTGAATTTTATTATTAATTATTACGATAAAATTCGTGTTTTATGTTGTACTAAGTTACGAACAATGTAAATCAATGTCGCATTAGAATAGTGAATTATACCACTGTGAATAGGTTACAACCTTTATGTTGTTTGCAACAATATAATCAACTAAACCCTGAAATAATGTAATTGCCACATCGTTTGAACCAGATGGACTTGCTACTATATCGTGTATTGTAAATATATAAGTTCCACCTGTTGAAAGCATTTTGTCTATATATGGTGTAAAATCCGATAGCACACTTGTTTTGCCAGGCACATTGCTTCTTAGGTTAAACATATCATCAGGATGCGCATAATTAATCCTGCCACGTAAACCTCTAGCTGCAACAAAGCCTAAATCTTTAGCCACCTGTTTCCCCATGTCAGAATAATTGACAGGGTAAATCATAATGTCATTAGCACGAGTGAACCCATTTGTTAATAAATAGTTTTGCATAGATTGAATTTCATCGCATACTTGGGTATATGTTAATGCCGAGAAATCTGGATGCGTTGTCGAGTGGTTCATTATATCCCATCCGTAGCTATAAACCTCTTGCAACTGTGCTAATGTCATATGATTGGTTGTGTCTACTATCCCACTATACGGTGCTATATTACCAACTAGACCTTTGCTTCTTAGGTAAGGCATCGCAACAGTGTAAGCACTTGTAAAGGCATCGTCAAAGGTAAATATAACCTG